CTGCTTCAGATCGTAGTCGTCGATCTTGGTGTCAGGATACTTTTCCTTCCACAGCGCCTTGGCGCGGTCCGACATCTTGGGATCGTTCCAGAGTCCCTCGGCCGCCTCACGCACCAGCTTGTCGCGCTGCCATTGCTCGCGCTCGGCTCTGAGCTGAGCGATCTGATCATCGGTGAGGGTCAAAGGCATCCGGCTACCTCCAGCAGCGCGATCGCGGCTTTCATGCGGTCCTCGATGGTCACTGCCTGTTTGGCCTGCAGCTCGTCGATCAGCAGCTGCACCGCCTCGATGCAGTGCTCGCGAGCCAGCTTGATCGCCTGATCGGTTATATCCTCACGGTCTTCCGGGCGATCTTCGTCACGCTCGTCAGGCCGCTCGCTCATGTACCGGGAACCTGCTCGCGGTCGTAGACCGAGACACCACCGTCCAGCACCTGGATGGCCTTGCCCAGCCGCATCGAGGCGTCCTCCAGGTGGCGATACGCCAAAGTCACATTGGCAATCGCCTCGCCGGGAGGCGGCACGCCGGCCGCGAACGGCCCCCGCAAAGCGCCGCAATCATCAGCGATCGGCTTGATGCGACGCCGCAGCTCCTCGCAGTCCTGCTTGGTAAGCCCAGCCATCAGCGGGTCGGCCCGTCAGACTTGCCGCCGATCGAGCGTTGCAGCGGCACGCCACCCTCCGGCCTCGGCACGACACGCGGGATGGCTCCCCACTCACTCGTTTCGCTCTGCGTGTCTACCTGCAGCACCGTGCGCGGCGGCACATCCGGTGGCGAACTAATTGGTGGATCGTACGACCGGTTCATTGATGCCATAACGAAACTACTCCTTTCTGCGCCATCATTATGCGCCCGGCAAAGGCATCGTCGGTGGCATTGCCGGGGTCCCTTGAGCTCCCGGTCCCTGGGCGCGACTCAGCATCGCCTGCTTGGCGATCTGCTGCAGCAGCTGGCCGATGCCGGTCTGGGTAATGCCCTGGGTCTCCGGCCCGGTGTTGACGTGTTTCGACAGATCCGTGGTGGCTTTCAGTGCCGCCGTGTGAACCTCTGAGCCGATCGGCAGCTCGGCTGCTGCCATCTGCAGCATGCGGATCGCCTGAATGAGTTTGCTTAGGCCGCCGGCGCGCGTACCGGCACCCGGCGCGCTGGGACGCGGCCCACCCGCGCCGGGGAAACCCGGCGGCGGACCGCCGGGCGCCATCATTGGCCCGCCACCACCTGCGGCGGGACCGCCAGGAGGACCGCCCGGGGCACCACCGGGTGCGGGCGGTCCGGGACCGGCGTCGGTTTCTAGCGCGCCAGACATGGGTGAACCTACGGATTACAACCGGAACGCTAACGCCAGCCTAGCGCACGACGCAAGCCGGACGGTAACCGGTGACCGGCTAATGCGCCCTGCCACGCTGCCGGCCGCCGGTCTGCTCCGGATTGATGCCCCGGGCAATCATCGCCTGATGCTCTTGCTGGGTCTGCTTCGCCGCCGTCGCCTGCCGCTGGCGAAGTCTGGCCAGGATGATCTCTTCTCCGGGAGGGTGGAGCATCCTGACCAGATCCTCCGCGTCAATCGCCTGAGCGCGCGCCAGAGCGATGGCGATCTGCCGCGAGTCCTCGGCGAAGGCGGGCGACGCAGAGTGACTGTCTACCTCGATCTGAAACGGCTCGGGAAGCTGGGTCAGCAGGAAATCCTGCCCGCCATCGGTCTTGTAGATGTGCGGATCGCGGTCCTGCAGCAGCCGCACCGCCAGATAGCCCGAATCTGCCAGACAGCGCTCGATCCGGGTCGCTGGATCGATCAAAGCAGGTGAGCTGGTGCGCACCAGGGTCTGCGCGTGGGTGCCGGCACGCACGCCGCTCTCGCCCTGCCCGGTCATGATCTTGGAGAAGCCGCCAGCCTCGTCGAACATCTGCCAGAGGAACTCCAGCTCTTCGAGGTAGCCGGGCGGCGGCGGATCGACCAGCTTGCTGGCTTTGGCGTTCGGGTTCGGATCGGACAGGAAGCCGCCCTCCTGCATGATCTTGTAGTAGGCTTCCTCGGTAAGACCTTGAAACCCCGACAAAACCTGCGGAGCATTGGTGTTGCGGTCCCACATGAGCTTGATATCGCGCAATCGCTTGTTAACCAAGTCCTGCAGCATCTGCACATCGGCGATCTTGGTGCGGCCCCAGAAATAGCCCGGCGTTTCGTCCGCGATTACCTTGACGAACGGCTGGTGGCCGGGAATGCCGGAGAGATTCTTCCGCGTGTTGCCGCCCTCGATCAGTACATCCGGATAGATCAGCTGCATCGTGGTCCAGTCGCCGTCGCGCTTCTCGTCGCGGACCCACAGCTCGCACATCTTGATGGTCTGCGAGATCTTGCGTTGCGGTCGCCAGGGCGAGGGGACCGGAAACACCTGGACGATGCCGGCGGCAGAGGGTGTCATGTTGACTTCGCCCAGCGGCCGCATCCCGCCGACCACCATCTGATGGTAATATGATGGCTCGTCCTGATCACGCTCCGAGGATTTACTCTCCAGCAGCTTCTGATAGATTTCCTCGGCCTTGGGATGACCGTATTCGCGCAACATGCTGCGCACCCGTGTCACGGTCGGATAGCTTACGTGGCAGAACGCCTCTTGTTCGTTGAGATCGCTGATCGCCTCGGACAGCACCCCGAAATTCACTGGGTGCAGCGGCACGACTTTGAAGCCGAAGCCGTCGCCGTAGTGCTTTAACAAATAACAGCCATTGATCAATGACCACGTGACAGCATCGCTGAACCGCAGATCGGAGTCGGTTGAGCGATAATCAGCCGTCAGCATCTGGCTGACCGACTGCGCGCGCTCCAGCACTTCCTTGGGCTCGCTGCTGTCGAAGACAAGGGAGAATCTGACGTTGCTGGGCTGGTAGTAATAGCCGGCAAGGCGATCGATGAAGCCCCGGACCTTGTTATGGATGGCGCCTTCCACGGTGCCGGTGCCGGTATAATAATACTGCGCTGCCTTGACGTAGACGCCGGAGCGGTCCTCGGCCGAGGACATGCATTCATCGGCGAGATCGCGGGCGAATTCCTCGGCGTGTTTGATGTTCTCGGGGATTCTGAGCATTTACCAGACTCGCATACTGCGGCGTTTCGACAGCTCAATCAGGTCCGGCATGGTCTTGATTATGTCGAGGCCGGAGCCGTGCCTGAGCCGGGTTTCACGTCCAACAGCCACAGCCTGCGCCAGAGCGGCACCCGGCGCGGCCCATGATGACGTGTCCGGCGATCCGTCCTTGAACCGCACCTTGGGTTTGCCTCCCTCCCGTCCGTCCGCCTGTATGTCGGCGACGCCATAGTCCCGCTCCGCGATATCCAGCGCCAAGGTTGTCGCCTTGGATCGTATGCTGCCACCGATCGCCGGCGGCGCGAACTCCTGATAGGTGGCGCTGGCGCACATCGGACACTCCGGCGGCTCCGCGTCCCACTGATCCGAGGCCAGCTCCACCGTCATCATGTAGTTGCACTGCTCGCAGCCGTAGGTGCGGAGGATCATCAGAACCGCTCCCTGTGCTCACGCTGCCGGCGATTGAGGTTGACGAAGAACTCCGAGAACGCTTGGCTCAGCACGGTTCCCGCGTTCTGCGGCGGTCGTTCGCCTTTGACCACATCCCAGGTATAATTGCGCGCCACCAGTGCCGGACGGCGCCACTCCATCCACGCCCAATGCGCCAGCGCCAGAGCCTGCACCAGATCGTCGTTCTCGCCGGTATCCGGCCCGGCACCGATCCAGCCGTCATCCTCGATCACCGCCTGCATCTGCGTCACCAGACGGTGGCTGCGCAGCTCGATGCGCCGCAACATCAGCGAATCACGCAGCCCCGAATAGATCATCGCCTTGTTGTCGTGGTTGGTCTTCCAGTTGATGATGTTGCCGGCGCCCGACATCGAGTCCTGGCGCTTGTAGAGGAACCACCGGACATTGCCGATCATCGCCATGATCGGATCATCGAGCCCCGGCACCGCGTTCATCAGACCTTGTTCGGCAAGCTGCCGTAGATTGCGTATTTCAGGAAGCACAGCCGCACCAACGCCGGTGACTTCCAAATTAGCCACGTGATCACGGTAAGCGCCACACAGATGGGACAGCACCCAGGCCAGCTGATAGGTTGTCGGACGGTTGGTCTGGAATTCGGCAACCTGCACCACCCTGTCTGCGTAGCACCGCAGGATCTGAATCGCATGATCGTCGGCATCCTCGCTGCCTCCGCCCGACGGATCGCAGCCGATCACATAGATCCCATTCGGCTCCGGCGGCTCGTAAACCCGCAGCTGTGCGGTATCGCTCTCGCGTGCCTGATCGATGCGGCTGTCCAGGAATTTGTCGGTGAAATAGTAGGTATAGGCTTTGTAGGGCGGCCCGGCTGCCAGTGATTCAGCCAATTCCAGGGTGCGTTTGGCGGGGAAAAACCCACTCCCCGAGGCGATGAAGCATTCCCGCTCGTGCCACGGATAATGCCGCAGCATGTATTCCTCGGGCGAGCGCTCAGCCTCACGGCGCCACCACGCGATCTGCTCCGGCTTGATGGTATAATTATATTCTTGTTTGACATATTTCGCCCGTGCCAGCTCGTCTTCGTCCAGATGCCCGTCCCAGTAGATCTGATAGTCGGCATCGGTCTTCGGGATCGCGTAGGTCGGGTTGGCCCAGAAGCCGATGAATATGAACTTCATGTGGCGGTCTTTTTTGGCCTGCTGGACGAAGTTGTAATACCAGTTGAAGCCGTTCGCGATGCTCTCCCAGATGTAGAGGCGGTGGGGATTCTGGCGAGCGAGCGAGGCACGCAGGCTCTCGACCCCCGCGAGCGACCGCCATAGGCTGCACTCGGTCGCATGCATCATATTCAGCGCCCGCGAGGCGCCCAGGTCG